TGGCGGAAGGCATCGAGACCGCGCTCTCGGCGATGCGCATCTTTGGTGTGCCAACCATGGCAGCACTGTCGGCTGATGGCCTGCGGCGCTGGCAATGGCCGGCCGGGACCACGCACGTCACCATCTTCGCCGATGCCGGTGATGCCGGTATCCAGGCCGCAGCCACGCTGGCCGACCGGCTCAATGTTGTCGGCATCGCGTCATCCATCCAATCCCCCTTACACGGCGACGACTTCAACGACGACCTGCAGCATGGCGCATCGGCGGCGGACTACATCGTCGAAGCCGCCGCAGATGGCGCGGCCGTCGAATCTGCCCGCCCTGCCGCTGCCTTGCCGGGGACAGCCGAGGAGTTGATTGCCGCGGCGGCCACACTCACCAACCCACCGGACATGGCGCCGCTCTCGGCGCTCCTGGGGCAGTTGGTCACGCTGCGGCTCGAACCGCTGCCGGAGCGCCAGGTGCTCGCCGCCATCAAGACCGCCACCGGCATCGCCGTTTCCATCCTGGAGAAGCAGGTCACCGAGCTGCGGCGGCGGCTCAACGCCACCGGCGACGTGACCCGGGCACCAATGCGGCCCCGCTGGTCAGCACTGCTGCGCATGGACATCAACGGCACGCCCGAACGCAACGAAGCCAACGTGATCACCGCATTGTCGTTCGATCCGGCGTTTGCCGGCGCGTTGGCATTCGACGAATTGGCGCAGGAGATCATCGCCACCCGACCGCTGCCCTGGGGCGGCCCCGAGATCAGCCCCCCTCGGCCGTGGGGGGATGCCGATGACGTGCGCTGCGCCGAGTGGCTGCAACGCCACGAGATCAACGTCCCGCCGGTGGTGGTGAGCCGCAGTGTCGTCGCGGTCGCCCGCAACATCCGCATCCACCCGGTGCGGGACTACCTGACCGGCCTGGCGTGGGACGGCACGCCGCGACTGGACGCCTGGACCGTGACCTATCTCGGCGCCGAGGATACCAAGCTGCACCGCGCCATGGGCGCGATGTGGATGATCTCGGCAGTCGCCCGGATCATGCGTCCGGGCGTCAAGGCCGATCACATGCTGATCCTGGAGGGGCCACAGGGGATCAGGAAGTCGACCGCGCTCAAGGTGCTCGCATCGGACGCCTGGTTCACAGATGAGTTGGCCGAGCTTGGATCGAAGGACGCGGCGCAACAGATGCGCGGCGTGTGGATCATCGAGATGGCCGAGCTCGACGCCATCGGGCGGGCTGAGGTGTCCAGGATCAAGGCATTCCTCACCCGCACCACCGACCGCTACCGGCCGCCATACGAGCGCTACCTGGTCACGGTGCCGCGGCAATGCGTGTTCGCCGGCAGCGTGAACCCCGACACCTATCTGCGCGATGAGACCGGCAATCGCCGCTTCTGGCCGGTCCGCTGTGGCGAGATCGACCTCGATAGCCTGCGCCGGGATCGTGACCAACTCTGGGCCGAGGCGGTCGTCCGGTTCAATGCGGGAGCGACCTGGTGGCTGGAAGATCGGGATTTGGTCGGCCATGCCGCCGCCGCACAGGAAGCGCGCGTTCAGACCGACGCCTGGGACAGCCTGATCGAGCGCTGGCTGGTCTCCGAAAAGCGGCGCGTGAATGTCGGCTTCGGTCCCTACGAGGACTGGCGCGACGAATACGTGCCGCGATCGCGGCCGCTCAAGGACGTGTCGGTCGGTGAGGTCTTGGAGCAGGCACTCGGCATCGAGCCGGCGAAATGGACAAAGGGCGACCAGATGCGGGTCGGCACCTTCCTCAAGGCAAAGAAATGGGTGCGCTATCGCACCACTGGCAGACCGCGTGAATGGCGCTACGAGGCGCCGGCAGAAGTGCTGCTGTGATGCGCGGTTGGTCCCACCGTCCCACTCCGGGCGCCGGGCGCTTCTTGGTGGGACACGCTGAATTCGAGGCCAACCGCGGAGGCGCGGTGATCTGTCCCACTGTCCCACCTGTCCTACTAGGTATGAAACCTAGATTCGGAGAGGGAGGCAGGAGAGGGAAATACATGTTTCCCTATATAGGGTTTGGGCACATGGGTCCGGCTGGGACAGGCGAGACAGTTCCAACTAATAATCGGAATTTGCTCAACAATTCCTGTCCCACTGGAAAATCCAAGGCCGGACGAGGTGGGGCAGGCGAGCCGCGATCTCCTGCGGGTCGCGCTCCAACCGCGACGGGTCCGCCACGACCTTGATGCGCCATAGCAATCCATGCGGACGACGACGGCGAGCTCCGCCAAGAACCGCGCCGTCGTCGCCCTGACCACGCCGTTCCCCCTCTCAGGAGATCACCATGGCTTCCGCGACTCTGATCGTCCCTACGGCCGGCGCAAGTGTGCCGCGCATCCCCATCGCTCTGCCGCCGGTCGGCACCGGCACCACCTCCGTGCTCGCCCTCGATCTCGGCACCGCCACCGGCTGGGCGCTACGCGGCCGCGACGACCGCATCACTTCGGGCACCATCACCTTCCGCACCAGCCGCTTCGAGGGCGGCGGCATGCGCTACCTGCGCTTCCAGAACTGGCTCGGCCAGATCGCCCGGCTGGCCGGACCGATCGACCGCGTGGTGTTCGAGGAGGTCCGCCGCCACGCCAGTACGGATAGCTCTCACGTTTACGGCGGCTTCTTGGCAACCATGACGGCCTGGTGCGAGCAGCGCGAGACAGCCTACCAGGGCGTACCGGTCGGCACCATCAAGCGCTTCGCCACTGGCCGCGGCAATGCCGACAAGACCGCGGTTATCGCGGCGATCCGCCTTCGTGGCTTCAATCCGTCGGATGACAATGAGGCGGACGCGCTGGCCATCCTGCTGTGGGCGATTGAGACGCAGGGAGGAGTGGCATGAGCGACGTGCTATCGGACAAATTGTGCCCTGACGCATCGATCTGTGAATGGCGCCCGATCCCGGGCTGGCCCGAATACGAAGTTTCCGAGCACGGTAGCTTGCGCCGCGCTCACGGCAGGAAAGGCGCAAGGCCAGGGCATGCGCTGAAGCCCTGGCGCAATAAACATACGGGGTACCTCCAGATCTCGCTTTGGCGAGGAAATCAGGATTTCCGCACGACCGTCCACCGGATCGTCGCGCTGGCGTTCATCGGTCAGGCGCCTTCGTCCAAACACGTGGTCGCCCACAATGACGGCAGTCGAGAGAACAATCACTGGACCAATCTACGTTGGGCCACCCAGCGCGAGAACATGGCCGATACGGCGCGGCACGGCACGCACAACCGTGGCAGCCGGAACGGCCAAGCCAAGATCGACGAGGTCTGCGCGCTGGCCATCCGCAAGATGGTGGCGATGAACGTCCCACGCTCGGTCGCCGCTGAGGGCTTCGGAGTTTGCCGGCAGACGGTCGACGACATTGTGAGCAAGCGGCGATGGAGGCACGTGCGATGAGCCTCTACGGCGCTCCGCGGCCGCCCCGGTCCTGCCTGGACCGGGGAGCCACCCCGACCTACCCCTGGGCACTCGATGCCATGCGCCGACAGGCCTGGCTGCAGCACGGCGTGGCTGCACTCAGCATCGCGGACATCACCGATCCCTGGTTGCGCCAGGCGATCACCAACGAGGCCACGCGGCGCTGGGGACCGCGCAACGGAGGACAGCACCATGGCCGGTAAGCGCACTCGCAAGAACACCACATCGCGTCGTGATGGCCTGGCCAAGCCCAGCGCTTGGCGGCTGCAGCATGGCAACTTCCATCCACCGAGCTACGACACAGACCCGGACACCGGGATCGTTGTGGCGCATCGGCGTGCGGTGGACAGCATCAGTCTGATGCTCGCCAATGGCACGATCACGCGGGAGATGCACGATGCTGGCACGATCTTTCGCGAGCTGTTCCGCACGGCGGCGCTGGACCGCATGGCGACGTCACAGCTGGAGCGCGTCGCTGGCGGCGGCACCGACGTGCTCTCGGTCCGTCAGGCCGACGCACGGCGTCGCATTGCCGCCGCGATGGACGCACTCGGCGGGCATGACAGCCCCGCAGGCTCCTGTGCCTGGTTCGTCCTCGGCCTCGAGTTCTCGCTGCGGACATGGGCAACACGGCAAGGCTGGGGCGGACGCTACGTCCATGGTCCGGTGGCGCAAGGCATGGTGGTCGCAGCCCTCGGCACACTGGCGATGCATTTCGGGTTGACCCCACGCTCGCAAGCAGCCTGACGCACGGACGCGAGGCGGTAACAGCCGCCCCGCGTTCCTGTTACAATTCACCCCCTGGCAGCGCGCGAATCGATGATTGTATGATGTGGATACGTAGAGAAGCTGTAACGACGGTGGCGCACCAGCCACAGTGGCTCTTGAGCCACTTCGTTGCCAAACTCATGGTTCCTTCCCGGCAGGATCGTATGCGGGGGGCCAGCGCGCGATAGGTCGCTAGCGTCAGCCCGCAAATTTGGTTCGCAGTTCGCAGCCACACCCATAATTCGGATGGTGCCCATGCCGCTCCCCTGGATGGCAGCGAAGATCCTGCTGCGCCCGGCGGCCGACCTGCGTCCGCACGCCGGCAACGCGCGGGTGCACTCGGCGGAGCAGCTGGAGCAGATCAAGGCCAGCATGCTGGCCTTCGGTTTCACCAACCCGCTGCTGGTCGACGAGGACGGCGTGCTGATCGCCGGCCACGGCCGGCTGGAGGCGGCGCTGGCGCTCGGCATCGCCAAGGCGCCGGTGATCGTGCTGAAGCACCTCGGCTCCGCGCAGAAGGAGGCGCTGCGTCTGGCCGACAACCGCATCGCCGAGAATGCGACCTGGGACCAGGCGCTGCTGCGCGACGCGCTGGCCGGGTTGCAGCAGGCCGGCGAGATCGACCTGCTGGCGATCGGCTTCTCAGGCGACGAGATCGGCGCCATCCTGGCCGCGGCGCAAGAGGCCGTCACCGATGGCGACGCGCCGGCGGACCAGGACAGCACCGATCACGACGCGGAGGCCGGCGCTGATGGCGCCGATGCCGGAGATACGGCGGGTGCTACTGCCGCCGACGAGCCGGCTGATCCGGCCGATGCCGAACCGGAACCGCCGCGGGCCGCAGTCACGCGCCCCGGCGATCTGTGGCGGCTCGGCGATCACCGCCTGCTGTGCGGCGACAGCACCGACGCCGCGTCCGTCGCCCGCATCATGGGCGAAGACCGCGCGGCGCTGCTGTTCACCAGCCCGCCCTACGGCAACCAGCGCGACTACACCACCGGCGGCATCACCGATTGGGACGCGCTGATGCGCGGCGTCTGCCAGCATTTGCCGGCGGTGCTGGCGGAGGACGGCCAGGCGCTGGTCAATCTCGGCCTGATCCACCGCGATGGCGAGTGGCAGCCGTACTGGCAGGGCTGGCTGGACTGGATGCGCAGCGCTGGCTGGCGCCGCTTCGGCTGGTATGTGTGGGACCAGGGGCCGGGCCTGCCCGGCGACTGGAATGGCAGGCTGGCGCCGTCCTTCGAGTTCGTCTTCCACTTCAACCGTACCGCCCGCCAGGCCAACAAGATCATCCCCTGCCGCTGGGCCGGGCACGTCAACAGCGAGAAAGGCGGGCTGCGAGCGAAGGACGGCACGGTGGGTGAATGGACCCATGCCGGCCAGGGCGTGCAGGAGATGCGTATCCCCGACAACGTGCTGCGCATCACCCGCCACAAGGCCCGCGGCATCGAGACCGAGCACCCCGCCGTGTTCCCGGTGAAGCTGCCGGAGTTCCTGATGCGCGCCTACGCCGACGAGGAGGATGTGGTGTTCGAGCCGTTCGCCGGCTCCGGCACCACGCTCATCGCCGGCCAGCGCGTCGGACGCAGGGTGCGGGCGATCGAATTGGCGCCGGCCTATGTCGACCTGGCGATCGCACGCTGGCGGATGCTGTTCCCGGAGATCCCGGTCACCCTGGAGGGTGACGGGCGGGATTACGACGCCATCGCCGCGGCGCGCGGCGTGCCAGCAGTGGCGATGGCGATGGAGGCGGCCGATGCAGCCTGAGTTGCAGGTGGCCACGCTGCCGGTCGCGGCACTGGTGCCGTATGCCGAGAACGCCCGCACCCACTCCGACGCCCAGGTGGCGCAGATCGCTGCCTCGATCGCCCAGTTCGGCTTCGTGAACCCGGTGCTGGTGGATGCCGCGGGCGTGCTGGTGGCCGGCCATGGTCGGGTGCTGGCGGCCAAGCGCCTCGGCATGGCGACCGTGCCGGCGATCCGGCTGCAACACCTGACCGAGGCGCAGGCGCGCGCGCTGCGGCTGGCGGACAACCAGATTGCGCTCAACTCCGGCTGGGATGAGGCGCTGCTCGCCGCCGAGATTGCCCGGATCCGCGAGGATGGCGTGGTCGATCTGGACGTGCTCGGCTTCTCCGGGCTGGAACTCGACCAGTTGCTGGCCGCGGCGGCAGGTGGTGACGCCGATGCCGCCGACGATGCCCCGCCGCCGCCCGCCGTGCCGGTCTCGCGGACCGGCGACCTCTGGCGCTGCGGCGAGCACCGTGTGCTGTGCGGTGACGCCACCAAGTTGGAGGATGTGCAGCGTGCGCTGGGCGCCGACCGCCTTGCGGACATGGGGTTCCTCGATCCGCCCTATAATGTCGCCTACGAGGGCGGCACTGCGGCCAAGATGACCATCGCCAATGACGCGCTCGGCGGCGGCTTCGCGGACTTCCTGCGGCCGGCGCTGGCCAACCTGCTCTCGGTTACCAAGGGTGCCTGTTACGTCTGCATGTCCTCGTCGGAATGGCCGACGCTGCATCGCGTCTGGCAGGATGCCGGTGGCAAATGGTCGAGCACCATCATCTGGGCGAAGAACACGTTTGCGCTCGGCAGGGCTGACTACCACCAGCAATTCGAGGCGATGCTCTATGGCTGGAAGTCGGGCAGCCAGCACTATTGGTGCGGCGCCCGCGACCAGGGCAACGTCTGGCACTTCGACAAGCCGGCGCGCAACGACCTGCATCCGACCATGAAGCCGGTGGCGCTGGTCGAGCGGGCCATCCGCAACAGCAGCAAGCAGCGCGACACCGTGCTGGACCCGTTCGGCGGCTCCGGCACCACCATGGTCGCCGCGGAGCGGACCGGGCGGCGCGCGGTGTTGCTGGAGATCGACCCCTGCTACGTCGATGTCATCGTGCGGCGCTGGCAGGACGCGGCCGGGGAGACTGCCGTGCTGGAGGGTGAGGGCCGGACCTTCGACGACATCGCCGCCACCCGCGCGGCCTCGAACGCCGCCGCAGCCGCGGGCCAGTTGTCGTCTGTCGCACCGGCGAGCCCGCGCAGCGGCGTCAGCACCGGCGCCGCACGACGCGCCCAGTAATCGCCGTCCAGGATGACATACCAGCCCGCCAGCCCGGCCGCCGCGAGGCCGGCGGCGGCGCGCGCCACCTCCGCCTCGCTGGGGGTGGCGGCGCGGCCAAGGGTCACATGGCGGCCATCGGTGGCGAGGATGATCCAGCGCCGCTCGGCGGCCATGGTCAGCCCTCCTCCTGCGCGGCGCGCCAGGTGGCGTACTCGACGGTCGCCCAGATCGCGCGGCCACCGGCGGCAGTGCAGACCTGGATCGTCGGGCGGCCGGCGCTGTCGGCGCCGCGCGGTGCGGTGGCGAGCAGCATGGTCCAGTCGGCCTGGCTGGCAGGGCCGCTCGGCGTCTGGTGTGGGAGGGGCTGCGTCATCGTGGTCTCCATCCTGGCTGGGTCCATTCCCGCGCCGTGATGGATGCTTCGCGCTGTGCCGGAGCACAGCCAAGGCGATACAGCGATGGACGAATTGCGTATTTAGGGCGGTCTCACGATGCCATCCCCAATCGATTTCGGGATTTGGCAGGGGGGCCATTGGGCTGATGGTAGAGGCCACGCCCGTGAGCTACGCTCGCCGGCATGGCCCTACGTTTCAACATGCTGCTCGCCGACGAAGGCATCAATCCATCAGATGTGCGGCTTCTACGCCATCAAACGGGCAAGGTGCCGGGACGGACTCCCTACAGCCTCTGGCGCGACGATCAAGCTGCATTCGAACGCTATCAAAGCACGCAGGATGGATCGCCTGGACAGCGTGCGCGCTTCGATGCGCGCTATTGGGCCAGTTTCGTGGTCACCCCGACCGGTGGAACGCTATTCGTGGGCCTCTACGAGGTTACCCGGCTTGGGCTGGTGTCGAAGGATGCGATCGATCCGCTCTCCGGCGGCCCTGTCGGCGGCCCTAATAACACGACCCCATACGACCAATACGAATGCGTCCGAGTTGCTGCGTTGTCGGACTGTGCCGGGCGGCTGTCGATCCACTGGGGCGACTCAGCGAGCGCGAGCCGCGCCTGGGTTCAGCGGGCAGACAATCAGGACAAGGTGATCGTCGAACTGGCCAGGACCTTTCAAGAGGAGGCATTTCCTGGTTTTACCAAGTTGATCCGGCCGCTATCCGAGATCGAGACGATGCCCACGGCCTGGAAGCAGGTGCTGCGTTCCAGCCGTGGTGTTTACCTGCTCGCATGTCCACAGACGCGCGAACATTATGTCGGGTCGGCATACGGCGAGGGCGGCTTTCTCGGCCGATGGGAGCGCTATGCCAGCAACAGCCATGGCGGAAATGTCGAACTGCGCGTCCGCGACCCGAGCGACTATTTGGTCAGCGTGCTTGAGGTAGCTGGCTCGTCGGCGAC